CCTTGATTGCAAATCATTTAATGAAAAAGAATATTTGTGTACCACCTCGTGAAGAACATCAAAAGGATACCAAGTATGAAGGTGCTTATGTTAAAGACCCCGCTTTAGGAATGCATGATTGGATTGTTTCATTTGATATTAACTCACTATATCCACATATCATTATACAGTATAATATATCACCTGAAAAACTTATTGGTACATCACCTGAAAGTGTTAGTGTTAATAAAATGTTGAAAAAGAAGGTTGGATTAGACTTCCTAAAGACACAGGACGCTTGCCTTACACCAAATGGTGCAATGTTCAAGAGAGATAGTCAAGGCTTCTTACCTGAAATGATGGAGAGTATGTACAAGGACCGTATTGTTTTCAAGAAAAGAATGCTTAAGGCCAAAAAACAATATCAGAAGACTAAAACTCCTGAACTTAAAAAAGAAATTTCTAGGTGTAATAATATTCAATGGGCAAGGAAGATTGCTTTGAATTCGGCTTATGGTGCAGTTGGCAATCAATACTTTAGATATTATGATGTAAGACAGGCTGCTGGTATTACAACAGCAGGACAATTTATTATTAGGTTTATAGAAAGAAAGGTTAATGATTATTTAAACAGTATTTTAAATACAGAAAAGACGGATTATATTGTTGCGTCTGATACAGATTCAATTTATGTAAGATTTAAGGACCTTGTAGAACATACTTGTAAAGGTAAATCCAACGAACAAATTTTAAATTTTTTAGATAAGGTGTGTGAAAATAAATTAGAACCATTTATTGCAGAATGTTTTGATGAACTTGGTGATTATTCCAATGCATTTAAGAATGCTATGGTAATGAAACGAGAAGTTATTGCTGATAAGGGCATATGGGTTGCCAAGAAAAGATATATGTTAAATGTATTAGATGATGAAGGTGTTAGATTAGCACAACCAAAATTAAAACTTATGGGTATTGAAGCAGTAAAATCTTCTACACCACAAGTTTGTCGTGTTAAGATTAAAGAGGCGATTGAAGTAATTATGTCCAAAGAACAAACTGATTTACATAAATTGGTTGCAGAGTTTAGAAAAGAATTTATGAAATTGCCAGCAGAAGCTATTGCTTTTCCTAGAAGTTGTAATAATGTTAAGAAGTACCGTGACCATAGTAATATCTTTATCAAAGGTACACCAATCCATGTGAAAGGTGCTTTGATATACAATTATCAGATACAAAAATTAGGTTTAAAAAACAAATATCCTTTTATACAAGAAGGTGATAAGATTAAGTTTATTAAATTGGTGCCGGCAAATCCATTTAAGTTTGATGTGATAAGTTATATAACTTCATTACCACCTGAATTTAAACTACAAGATTATATTGATTATGAAACACAATTTGAAAAAACTTTTACTGACCCTATGAGATTTATTCTTGACGCAATAGGTTGGAAGTCAGAACCACAAGCAAATTTGGAGGCATTTTTTGGATAATCATATTAATTTAGAACCTGGCAAAAAGTACGGTGTGATATATGCAGACCCACCATGGCATTTTAAAGTAAGGTCGGATAAAGGTAAAGGTAGAAGTCCTGAAAATCATTATCCTCTTATGAGTTTAGATGAAATTTCTAAAATGAATGTACAATCTATATCATTACCTGATTCAGTTTTATTATTATGGGTATGTGACCCTATGTTAGACCAAGCATTTAAAGTTATTAAAGATTGGGGTTTCAATTACAAGACAGTTGGATTCACATGGGCAAAAACAAATAAAAATACATTAGGATTTTTTACTGGTTTAGGATATTGGACTAGAGGTAATCCTGAAATGTGTTTATTAGCTACAAGAGGTAGACCAAAAAGAAAATCAAAGGGTGTTAACCAATTAATTATATCACAAAGACAAAGGCATTCACAGAAACCTTTAATTTATAGAGATATAGAACAACTTGTGGATGGACCTTATATTGAATTGTTTGCTAGACAAAAACCAAAAGAAGGTTGGGACTATTGGGGGAATGAAGTATGATGGAATTAATAGGAGTAGGATTATTATTTACCTTGTTTATGGTAATAGTATTTGTAATACCAATATGGTTATTAATGAAATGGAATGATGAAGACCCTAAATAAAAACGAAGCACTACATTGTGCCAATATTTTTAACGATTACTTTGGTCAGTTTACTAGAATAGACCAGTATATGCGTGACCAAAAGATGGCACAAATAGATACTATACCAACTCCACTTCCAGGTATGGGTCTGGATACGGAGATGTTTGACGATTTTACTATGTCGCCAGAAGATATGGATTTGGAAGTTATTGAACTAGGTAACCACACATGGGACACCTGTATTAATTTGATTTCAAGTCATAGTAATATGGTAAGTATTCCAGGTAAAGCATTAAAATTGGCCGTTAAAGAAAAGAATACAGGCAAGTATGTTGGTTTTATAAGATTTGGTTCGCCAGTTATCAATATGAAACCTAGAAATATTTTATTAGGAAATATACCAGACTTACCAACATTTAATAAGACTGCCATTATGGGATTTGTAATAGTACCTACACAACCATTTGGTTTTAATTACCTAGGTGGTAAACTATTAGCAGCCTTATGTTGTTCACATGATGTTAGAAAAAAATTGAATGAAAAATATGATATGAATTTGGTGATGTTTGAAACAACAAGTTTATATGGTAACAGTAAACAAGCAAGTCAATATGATGGTATGAAACCTATGTTAAGATATAAAGGTTTAACTGATAGTGATTTTATACCTATGATACACGGCAAACCATTTAAAGATTTACAAAACTATGTTGAGAGTAGAACTGGACATTTAGTTAAAGAGGACGCCTCTAGTAGAAAATTAAAATTAACAAATGCAATTATAGGTTTAATCAAAAGGTCTATAGATGGTGATGATTTAACTGCCTTCAATACTACAATTACCAATGCGAAGAAGTTAACAGAACAAAAAAGATACTATGTATCTAACTATGGGATTGAGAATTATATAGATATAGTAAATGGTAAAACAGATAAGATTGTCCAAGCACCTAATTATGATAGGTTCACTGACAATGAACTGATAATATGGTGGAAAAAACACGCAACCAAAAGATTTAATAAATTAAAGGAAGATGGTCGTTTAAGAAACGATTTAGAAGTCTGGACTAGAGATAGCCAGATAGATATAATAAGATAAATATGGATGAAACTAACAATATATAGAAGATATAATGAGTATATTAGTCACAACTTTTCTTACCAGGAGCTTGACAATGTTAGAAAACTCCTGTATATTAACAATATAAAATGGTATACGATAAGTTATACAGATACGGAGTGGATAGAATATGAAAGATTTTCTAAAAGACATAATTAAAACAACAGGCAATGAGTATGCTACACTAGCAAAAGATGGTGTTGCTGGCGGTGATGTTAATACTTTTATAGATACAGGTTCATATTCCTTTAACGCTCTACTTTCAGGTTCAATTTACGGTGGTTTACCAGGCAACCGTATCACAGCAATTGCTGGTGAGGCGGCTACAGGTAAAACTTTCTTTGCATTAGGTGTAGTGAAAAGTTTTTTAGAAATGGATAAAGACGCTGGTGTAATATTTTTTGAATCAGAAAATGCTATATCAAAAGATATGGTTGAGAGTAGAGGTGTTGACAGCACAAGATTAGTTGTAATGCCAGTTGCAACAGTACAAGAATTCAGAGCACAATCAATAAAAATTTTAGACAAATACATAGAACAACCAGAGGGCAATAGAAAACCAATGATGTTTGTATTAGATAGTTTAGGCATGTTATCTACTACAAAAGAAATGGAAGACACAGCTGCTGGTAAAGAAACAAGAGATATGACAAGGTCACAAATTGTCAAATCCACATTCAGAGTTTTAACACTTAAATTAGGCCAAGCAAAAGTGCCTATGATTATGACCAACCACACTTATGATGTGATTGGTTCCATGTTCCCACAAAAAGAAATGGGTGGCGGTTCAGGTTTGAAATACGCTGCTTCAACAATCATCTATCTTGGTAAACGAAAAGAGAAATTGGGTACCGAGGTTATTGGAAATATTATTCATTGTAAAATATATAAATCAAGAATTACTAAAGAAAATGCTAAAGTGGATGTTAAGTTAACCTATAAAGAAGGTCTTGATAGACATTATGGACTTTTAGAACTTGCTGAAGAGGCAGGTATCTTTAAGAAAGTATCTACAAGATTTGAAACACCAGACGGTAGCAAAGTATTTGGCAAACAAATAAATGATAACCCCGACAAGTATTTTACAAAGGAAATATTAAAACAAATTGATGAATATGCCCAAACAAAATTCACCTACGGACAAGACGAATAAAAGATATACCTTTGCCCAAAAAGAAGGCACAGATTATTCTTGTATAAAAATTACAGAGGGTAAATACAAAGATGTTATTTACCATTACGGTAGGGTTGCGTTTGCACCAGAGTCAGAGAAAAAACCTGACGGCAAACTACCAATGAAATTTGACTACACAATAGATAAAAATCCCAATGATTTAGATTTACTTGAAAACCAAAAGTTTATCAATTATATTGGTGATATTTTGATTGAATTACTAGAGGAAAAATTAAAAGATGGTACAGCAATCCAGGATTGAACAGACAATATTATCTAGTTTATTCTTTAAAGAAGAGTACACTAGAAAAGTTTTACCTTTTATCAAAGAAGAGTATTTTGGTAATCGTGTAGAACAATTATTGTATGGTGAAGTCTTTAAATTTATTACAAAGTATAATAATCTTCCTACAAAAGACTCTATTCTAATTGAACTTGGTCAAAGAAGAGATATTAATGAAGAAGAATTAGACCATATAAAAGATTATGTTGTTAAGATAGAAGATACCGAGGCAGATGAACAATGGTTAACAGAAACTACAGAGAAATTTTGTAAAGACCGTGCCGTTCATAATGCAGTATTGAGTGGTATTAAAATATTAGATAAGAAAGATAAGACAAGAACACCAGAGTCTATACCCCATATTTTATCAGAGGCATTAGCAGTATCATTTGACAAGTCAGTTGGTCACGATTATATACAAGACGCTGATGAAAGATTTAAATTTTACCATACAAAAGAGAAGAGATACCAATTTGATTTGGATTATATGAATAGAATTACCAAAGGTGGTGTTCCAAGTAAGACATTAAACATTGCATTGGCAGGTACAGGTGTTGGTAAGTCTTTGTTTATGTGTCATGTTGCTTCAAGTTATTTACTACAAGGTTTAAATGTATTGTATATTACTTTGGAGATGGCAGAGGAAAGAATTGCAGAAAGAATAGACGCCAACTTATTAGATGTTACAATGGAAGACCTCCATGATATGCCTCAACAATTATATGAAGGCAAGATTACCAAGTTAAGAGAAAAGACACAAGGCCAATTAATCATTAAAGAATATCCAACAGCGGCTGCTCATAGTGGTCACTTTAAAGCTTTGATGAATGAATTGGCACTAAAGAAATCCTTTAGACCGGATGTTATCTTTATAGACTACCTGAACATTTGTGCTTCAAGTAGATTTAAGGGTGGCAATATTTCATCATACTTCTATGTCAAGGCAATTGCTGAAGAGCTAAGAGGTTTGGCTGTAGAATTTAATGTACCAATATTTTCTGCTACACAAACAACCAGAACTGGTTTTGTTAGTACAGATATTGGACTTGAAGATACTGCTGAATCTTTTGGTTTACCAGCAACTGCCGACTTCATGTTTGCTTTAGTTTCAAATGATGAATTAGAACAATTAGGTCAAATGAAAGTTAAACAATTAAAGAATAGATACAATGACCCTAGTATAAACCGTTCCTTTATTGTTGGTGTTGATAGGTCTAAAATGAGATTGTATGATGTAGAACAAAGGGCTCAAACAGATTTAGTTGACGCAAATCAAAAAGATGGTAAAGAGGACGCTTACGATAAGTTTAGTGATTTTAAAGTATGAAACAAATGATAACAAGAAATGACAAAGAAGAAGATAATAAAATATAATAATAAATCATATACCTTTCATAAGGACGAAGATGGACATATTCATCCATCAGGTGAAGATTATGAATCAGCAGAATATTTAATTGAGAATAGAGG